TTGATTCTCCTATGACTACACTGTTTACTCCATCAACGGTTTCATCCTTCGGTTTTCCCTCATCATCAACGCCTGTTTGTTGTGTAAACTGATCGTCGGCCTTAGTTATTGTGTCTTTGGGAGAAGAGGCGATTCTAAAGAATGAAATAATATTCAACATTGCTTCTGCTTCATCGAGTGATGTTGGTCTCATATTAAAATTTAAATTAAATCTTCTAAATCCGGGACCTTTATAAATGAGCTGTTGAAAATTATTAAACATTTCTCTTCTTAAAAATTCAATTTGCGCCTTACCAGTTTGACCTGCCGATGCGATTGCTGATGCTGAAGCGCCTGCGCCAGCTAGAAGTTGTTTTGTCAAAGCTTCTAAACCACTTCCTAATAATCCTCCTAAACCACTTATAATACCTCCATCAAACGGTTGACCGAAAATTCCCTCAGTTTCTTGATGAGGATTATTTAAAATTGTTTGAAATGTGCTTGTCATTCGAATATATACTTCACCATATTCTGTATTCTCTTCACCTTTAGGATTAAAAAATTTGAAATGCGCTACAGGAGTTACAAATTCATTATGGGCATATTCAATACCGAAAATCTGTCTATTTGCGTTAGAAATTTTAGCCTGTGTAAACTTTGGTCTAAAAATTGCCATTTGATTTCCTTTTAAAATCGAGTAAACTATTTATGTCTTATAAGGGCAAATTTAAACCTAAAAACTATCAAAAATATAAGGGTGATCCAACAAAAATAATTTATAGAAGTCTTTTAGAACTTAGATTTATGATATATTGTGATGAAAATTCACAAATACTTGAATGGAATTCTGAAGAAATTTTTATATTTTATGTATCACCTAAAGATAATAAATGGCACAGATATTTTCCAGATTTTTACATTAAATATAAAGATGCTGAGGGAAAAATCAAACAAAACATCATTGAAGTGAAGCCTCATAATCAAACAAAACAGCCAGTGGAAAAGAAAACGCCAAAAGGAAAAATAACTCGTAGATTTATTTTGGAATCTATGACATATAGTGTAAATCAAGCTAAATGGAAAGCTGCAATAGAATATTGTACTGATAGAGGATGGGAATTTAAAATTCTAACCGAGAGAGAATTGAGATAAATAGAATACTATGACAATATTCGACAAAGTATTACAGCAGGGTTTTAAGCAAGGCATTGTTCCCGCAAGAACTAAATTTGCTAGGGAATGGTATCGCTCAGCCGCAGAAAATTTATATTCGAGAAAAATAAGTGCTGACAAGTTACTTAAAGATGAAACAAGATTGACAAAAAATATTATTTTTGGATACATGTATGGATTTGTTTATGATCCTAAATGGAAAACTGAATTGCCTTATTATGATGTATTTCCTTTAATTTTTCCTGTTGAAATGTATGACGATGGATTCTTAGGAATTAATTTTCATTATTTACCGTTAAATCTTAGGGCTAGATTAATGGATGCTCTATATACGACAATTAATAATAGAAAATATGATAATGATACAAGAGTGAGAATTTCTTATAATATATTAAATGGCGTTAAAAAATTTAATGCGTTTAAACCAACTCTTAAAAAATATTTAAGATCGCATATTCGATCAAATTTTTTGCAAATATCATCTAAAGAATGGGATATAGCACTGTTTTTGCCTACAGAAAATTTTAAAAAAGCATCAAAAGATCAAGTTTGGAATGATTCTCAGAAAAAGATAAGATAAAGGATAACATATGACTACCACTTCAGAATTTGTTACAGTCACTTCAGCCATAGAACAAATTTCAAAAGATGCTTTTAAAATTTCTAAATTTCGAGAGGAGATTGGTCAAATACTTAGGCCCAATTTATGGATTTGTAATTTAAGTGTCGCAACAGATGAAGTAGGAATTCAAGGTCAATTAGAAACACTAACTTTTAGGTGTGAAAAGGCGGAAATACCCGGTAGAACCGTTGCGACAATAGATGACACTGGATCAGGTCCTGCATTAAAAATACCGTATGAAATTAATTATAGTGATATGGAAATTACAATTATTTGCTCCGAGGATATGAATGAAAGAGAATATTTTGAAAACTGGATTAATAAAATTGTATATCCACCTACAAGTGATGGATTTGCCAAAAAATCCGGTCTTGTAAATTACTATTCTAATTTTGCAAAAGGTAATAAACTGACAATATCACAACTGAATGACAAAGGTGCACCATCATTTACATGTATACTGTATGATATTTATCCCATACAAATTAGCCCGATGAATTTATCTTGGGAAGAAACAAATACATACCAAAGATTTAGTGTTACACTAAACTATCGATATTATAGACACACCCTTTAATTTAATGGAGACTAACTATGCCTTTACCTAAAATTGAATTTCCAATATTTGAATTGAATTTACCTTCAACGGGCCAAGCAATTAAATACAGACCATTTCTAGTTAAAGAACAAAAAATTCTTATGCTCGCAATGGAAGGTGAGAGTGAAAAAGAAATTTCAAATGCTATAAAACAAATCATTAACAATTGTTCTATTGACGAAATTGATGTGCAAAAAATGCCTACATTTGATTTAGAATATTTCTTTACAAGACTTAGAGCAAAATCGATAAGTGAAAAGGTTGAATTAATCATGAGACATCCTAATGGAAAAAATAAAAAGAATATTGAGTGTAATCATGAAACTAGGGTTAATCTAGATTTAATGGAATTAAGTGTTTCAAATAAAGAGGGTCATACAGATAAAATTGTTTTAGACGAAAAAAGTGGAATAGGTGTAAAGATGAAATATCCTACAATGAATTATGTTGAAGGTGCTGATCAAACTAAAACTCAGATGGAATTGGCTACGTTATCTATTCTAAATTCAATTGAGTATGTTTTTGACAATGAAAATGTATATAAAAAAGAAGATCAAACAAAGGAGGAACTATTTGATTTTATCGATAATCTTTCACAAGCACAATTTGAAAAATTAGCATTATTTTTCGATACGATGCCAAAACTTAAACATACTGTAAAGTGGAAATGTAAAGGATGTGGGCAAGAAGAATCAGCGAATTTAGAGGGTATGTCAAGTTTTTTCGTCTTTTGATGGGGCATGAAACATTGGTTAATTATTATAAAACCAATTTCAGTTTAATGCAACATCATAAATATAGTATTACTGAACTGGAGAATATGATACCTTTTGAACGTGATGTTTATATTTTACTGCTCTCACGACACATACAAGAAGAAAATCAGAGAATTCAGCAACAGCAAGCAAGAGGAAGAAAATAATGGCATTTCAATTTGGTCTTAAAAAAAGAAAAACCAAAATTGAAGAATCTAAAAAAGAAGATGATGACTTTTCCTTGATACCTGGAAATGAAAATAAAGAAGACTGGATGAGCAAAAAATGGCGCCCAATGATGGCGATCATGTATATGGTTTGCTGCATTGCAGACTTCACAATATTTCCTATTTTATTTACAGTTGTTCAATTTTGGGAAACTCAAGCTGTTAATGATGCATTTCGTCAATGGAATCCAATCACACTTCATGGTGGAGGATTTTTTCATATTGCAATGGGTGCAGTTCTAGGTGTTAGTGCGTTTGGTAGAACACAAGAAAAAATTGCGGCATCATCAAATGTCTCAAATTCTACATCATCACCGTTTTATCAAATTTCAGATAATGTAAGATCGACACAATTTCCAACGCAAACACAACAAAATCAAGCGTTTTCAAGAAATTATACTTCGTCATCACGTTATTATGATAATTCATTTGATACAATGACATCATCATCGCAATCAAATTATCCAAATCTTACAAAAATGCGGCAGATTGATCCTAATAATGTGTTTGAGCGTGGATGAATAAATGAAAAATTACACATCCGCACTAGGTAGAATGATTTCGGAGAAAACATCTGAAGCCGGATCAGGATTTATTAAAGGCGTAAAAGGTGCATTTTTATCCGAGACTCCGGCAATTACAGGAATAACAGAATTTACATCAACGTTAAAAAAATATGCTGATGAAAATCAAGCAACCGTAAAAGAACAAAAAGTTAATAATGTCATAAGTCTTGAAATGGTTAGACAATTAAGAATGGTAAATTCAAATATTGTTCAACAAACTAATTTAGCTGCTAAAATTGACAGAAGGGCTGTAGCGGCAGCAGCATTTCAAGAGGAAATTGAAAGAGAAAAACTTGTACGTGATGATAAACTTTTAAAGGCAATTGAAAACATACAAGGTGCGAATAATACTGCGGGTGGTAATAAAGGTGGAGGTTTCTTAAAAGCGGCAGCAGATTCTTTACTAGAAAGATTTGGTGTAAGTGCAGCTGGTGCGGCGGTTGGTACCGCTAGCGCCGGCGCTTTAGCGAGATTTGCGCCCCTGATAGGTAGACTTTTATTAAATCCATATGTATTAGCTGCTATAACAGCAGCGGTGGGTATTATAGCTATA